AATCACAATGGGCTTAGCCCTTGCTGCCGACCTTGCTCCAGAGCAAGCAATCCTAATTGGCGCATTGGCTGCTCCATTGGCTAAATGGGCTGATAAGACTGAAAAAGAGTACGGCATAGGTTCTAATTAAATACCCCTAATTGGGCTTTAAACGCCCTTTAGAGACACGAAAACCCCCAACTTGAGGTACTTACCTCAGGAAGGGGGTTCTTTTGTCGTTTTAAGGCTTAATCTTCTAGGTCTTCCCACTCTTCCATTAGAAGTTTAATATCTCTATGTTCCTTTGCTGTACGATACTCATCCACTAGGGATGTGATTAGGTATACGGTTAGGGTTCCTAAAGTTGAGCCAAAGAATACAGCCCAAAATGTATTATTTATGATTTCCAATATAGTACTCCTTAGATATATAATCAATTATATATTATATTATAGACCCCTTCGGGGTCTTATATATTATATTAATATCAATTATACACACAGGTACCAATCTATGGAAGCCACATCCGACTTCCATCTACGGCTATACCTGTGTATAATTCATCTAATGTCAATACAACTTGAAGAATATACATTACCAGAACATATATCCTATAGTGCTTTCAGCACTTATCTAACCTGTGGATATCAGTACTACCTTGGTAGATTACTGGAGAAACAGGAGGAGCCATCCGTTTGGTCTGTTGGCGGTTCAGCATTCCACCTTGCTTGCGAAACCTATGATAGGGATAACCTATGATAAATGATGTCGATAATTTATGGACAGAATCTTGGAACGCTTGTAAAGGTGACATTGACTTAACCAATGCTCGTATAGGTGGTAAGGCTACCAAACTTAATCCTAACAAGGAAGACATTAACTTCTGGCAAGCAGCGGGACCTGTATGGGTCAGCGAGTATATCGCTTGGCGCAAGCATAATCCCAATTGGAAAATTTGGATTGCACCAGATGGTAGACCAGGAATCGAATTAGAGTTAATGCCAGTAGTGGCTGATGTGCCAATCAAAATGGTGATAGACCGAATTTTTGAGGTTAATGGGCAACTAGTAATTGTTGACCTCAAAACATCTAAGAACACGCCAACCAGTACTTTGCAACTAGGTTTTTATAAACTTGGTCTCGAAGAAACCTTTGACATAAAGGTAGACTGGGGAAATTACTACATGTCTCGTGGTAGCAATACTGTAGAGATGGTTGATTTATCAGGATACACATATGAGAAGATGGAGTTCCTGGTAAAAGGATTTGACAAAGCACGCAAGGCAGGTATATTCTTGCCCAACACAAACTCTTGTCAATACATGTGCGGACTTACCGCTCATTGTCAAAAACTGGAACTGGCGATTTAATTAACGTCAGAGCCAACACAGCGGACGAACTTAGTGTATTGCTTGAGGGCATTGGTGACTTTGCTACTCAAATTGCAGCAGTACAAAAGTTGGTGGTGGGAGCAGCGGTTACCGCCCCTTTATCAACGCCGAGTTCCACTCCAAGCACAGAGCCTCAACGCTCCTCAGCACCACCCCAGGCATCGGCTCCGTCAGGTGGAGCAGGTCCAACGTGTCAACACGGAGCACGGAAGTACAAGTCGGGAATCTCCAGCAAGACGGGGAATCCTTACGCAATGTGGGTCTGTCACCTCTACCTAGTTGTTTTAAATCATTCGAAGCGTCCAAGATTATAATTAGGCGTTCAGAAGTTTCAATGTTTGCGGGTGCTCCTGGAGCAGGTAAATCAACACTTGCTCTAGCAATTGCCTTAAAGACTAATGTTCCGACTCTTTACATATCCGCTGATACCAATGCTCACACTATGGCTATGCGCCTAGCGTCAATGATATCAGGTAAGAATCAAACTGATGTAGAACAGAAACTTAATACTGATGTTGGATGGACTAAAGCAATCCTCCAAAAAGGAAGCCACATAGTCTGGTCCTTCGAATCATCACCAACATTACAAGATATTGACGAAGAAGTACAAGCCTTTGAAGAACTATGGGGTTGTGCTCCAACATTAATAATTTTAGATAACTTAATGGATGTAGCCACCGATGGTGGTGAAGAGTTCGCATCAATGCGAGCAATTATGAAGGAGTTGAAATATCTTGCCAGAGCCACTAATGCTGCGATTATGGTACTACATCATACTTCTGAAGCAGTTCCTGGGAATCCTTGTCAGCCAAGAAGCGCAATACAAGGTAAGGTCTCACAACTTCCTGCTCTCATATGTACACTCGGTACGGTGGGCACATCGCTTGGCGTGGCAGCAGTCAAAAATCGCTACGGTAGAGCAGATGCTGGAGGAACTCTCATGACTTGGCTAGCGTTTAATCCAGAGTACATGTACGTAGAAGATATACCAGAAAATTCATGACAACTAGAAAAAGCCATAAGGCTAGAGGAGCAAACTTTGAAACCGACCTACGAGATTATTTTAGACGAATTGGACTTGATAGTGAGAGACTTGCAAGAACAGGCGCAAGAGATGAGGGAGACGTTGTTGTCCGTTCAGACTTCCTTGGCTACATCGGAATCATCGAAGCCAAAGCCCCAGGTCAATCAGGTCGCATTGACCTCTCTGGTTGGACTAAAGAGGCTCAAATTGAAGCAACACATTATTCGGAGGCAAGAGGCATTAAAAGAACATCCGTCTTATCTGCGGTTGTTATCAAAGCCAGAGGAAAAAAAATAGCGGATTCTTATTTAGTACTAAGGTTGGGCGATGTATTTGACGGATGATTTACCAGACATAGTTGAAGTCTTGAAGCACTACGGTGCGACAATGAATAGAACTACAGGACAAGTAAATATCAAGTGCCCGTTTCATGACGATACTCACAGTTCGGCAAGTTTTAATACTAGAGAAAATATATTTAATTGTTTTGCGTGTGGGATGCAGGGGAATAGTTTACAGATTATAGCAAGACAAGAGAGGGTTAGTATACATGAAGCAAAGTCATTCGCAGAAGGAATTGCTGGGCTTGGCGGCAACCAAGTACGCAGCAAACATTTATCAGGCAGAAGATTACCTAGCAAGCAGGGGAATAACAAGGGAGGCAGCACGTCTGGCTCGATTCGGCGTAGTAGAGGAGCCTGAAGTTGGACATGAAGCATTCAAAGGACGATTATCCATACCGTATATTACCAAGACTGGTGTTGTCGATTTGCGTTTTCGCAGCCTTCATGCTGCTGTTGAACCTAAGTACATGGGAATGACAGGCGTAGAAACCAAGATGTACAATGTGTTAGATATCGATAGAGCGGGGGACTGGATTGGAATATGTGAGGGAGAGTTGGATACTATTACTTTGTCTGCCTGTATTGGCATACCTTGTATTGGCGTTCCTGGTGCGAACTCTTGGAAAAAACATTACACAAGATTACTTGCAGACTTTGAAAGAGTATTTGTATTTGCGGATGGAGACCAACCAGGAAAAGAATTTGCTTCTAGTCTCGCCCGTGAGTTGCCAGTCACAGTCGTGCAAATGCCAGACGAAGAAGACGTCAACTCCTGCTACGTCAAATACGGCTCCCAGTATATTCGAGAAAGAATGGGACTAAATGAATTATAAAGATATCCCACCATGCAAAACATGCGGACAACATTTCGATAACATATTTGAAGCAACTGACCATCTAATAGATGATGAGAATGGGGAGTACTTTGACCCTAAACTTATCCTTCCTGGCGGTTACCAATTAATGATAGGTTCTTTGCTTCGTTGCATATATAGTGTAGCAAATAATCCTGAGGAAGTAGAAAGTATTACTCAGTCGGTATATGCAACATTATACGCAGCAGAATCTAGTCCCAAAAAAATGAAAAAGTATATAGAAGACATAGTTATTCGTGAAGAAATGCGTCATCTTGATAGTGAACTAACACACTTTTTAACAGAAACTAACGAAGAGAAAGATGGAGAGTGACGAGATATGGCAGATTATAACCCACTTGGAAACGCAAGGTTTCCATATAACCAAGAATGTCTAAACATAAAGATTACGGTCCGAAGAATATTGCTGACGCCCCTGGCGGTGCCATCAATGGACTACGTGTTCGTATGCATGACAAATTGGCACGCATAAATAATTTATATGGTAGTGCCTTGCAACCAGAGCATGAATCTCTTGAGGATTCATTCAAAGATATGGCTAACTATGCAATCATAGGATTGCTAGTACTGAGAGGAGAATGGGACGAATGAAAATATTTGGACCTTACAAAGGCAGCAAACAAAACGGTGGTCGCCCAATCTATGTTATTAAACGCAAGAAAAAAGATGGCACTACTGAGACTACATCTACTAATAAAGCCCGCTTAGATTATAAGAAGGCTACTGGTAAGAAGTTAAAACGCAATCAAGAAGTAGACCATAAAGATAATAAGGGTCGCAAAGGTAATGATAAGATATCTAACCTAAGAGTTCTATCCAAAAAGAAAAATGTAGGCTTAGAGAATAAGAGACGAGCCAAAAAGAAATGAAAACTATAGTCTGTATTTCAGACCTGCAGGTACCGTACCACGATGTAGAAGCAGTTAAGGCTGTGGCTAAATTCATTAAGGCTTACCAACCTGATACTGTCGTATCTTGTGGTGATGAAATGGATATGCAGACTATATCAAAATGGAGTAAAGGAACTGAGTTAGAGTTTGAACGTTCTATTGGACGTGATAGAGACACTACTCGCCAAGTTCTTTATGACTTAACTGTTGAGCATATGATTCGTAGCAACCATACAGATAGATTATTTAATACAGTTGCCATGAGAGCACCAGGACTACTTGGTTTACCTGAGTTGCAGTTAGAAAACTTCTTGGGTCTTGATGAGTTAGAAATTAAATATCACAAAGACCCATATGAACTGGCTCCTGGCTGGTTGTTAATGCATGGCGATGAGGGTAACGTACAGCCTACGGCTGGTGCCACAGCCCTTGGATTAGCAAAACGCTCAGGCATGTCAGTAGTCTGTGGACACACGCATCGTATGGGTTTGACTCATCATACTCAAACATATCGTGGTGGTAAACCTAAAACAATTTGGGGCATGGAACTAGGCAATCTAATGAATTATAGTAGTGCTAAATATATTAAGGCTGGATTGTTTACGTGGCAACAAGGCTTTGGCATCTTGCATGTTGATGGCAAAACTGTTGTGCCTCAATTAGTACCTATCGTAAATAGGTCTTTTACTGTGGAAGGCAAGACTTGGAAATGGTAGACAATAAACATTTAGAATGGAAGCGTATAGAAAAATGGGACTATATTGTAGTCGCTGTTGCTTCTGAATACCATAGAAAATATGATATGGTTGAACTCGAAGACATCAAACAATCATTATATAAATGGTTCCTTGAGCATCCCAATAAGTTAAATGAATGGGAAGCAATAGGTGAGAAAGATGCTAAGAATTTAATCTATCGTTGCTTGCGTAATGATGCATTGGATTATTGTTTAGAGTGGAAAGCCAAGTCTGTTGGCTACGAAACTTCAGATGTATTCTTTTATGAATCAGATATAATTGAAGCACTCTTACCCTCAGTTTTACGAGGTGAATTTGGTGTGTCGCACAAGTTAAATCTAGTTGGTCCAAGTAAACCACCTGCTCCCGCTGAAGGCGGCAACATGATGGTAATGATGATTGAAATAGATAAAGCGTACCGCAAACTCAGCACCGAGGATAGGACGGTACTGTTTTACAGGTACGCTGAATCTATGGACTATGGCGATGTCGCTACCGAGATGAATTTAAGTAGCGAAGATGCTGCTCGTATGCGCCATAATCGTGCAATCAAAAAACTTATAACTAGAATCGGTGGCTTCCGACCTTGGTCAGATAAGGATTTTGAGAATGATACTAAGAATGATGAGGTTCCACAGTCCGAAGCAGTAGAAAGTAACGATGAGCAAGGGAAAGAAGATGGGTTGGAAGAAGAGCAATAATCTAATCCTCAGATTGGATACTCCTGTTCCATGTAATTTTTGTACGCTTCCCCAGCCCTATCAAACTCCATATTTTTAACTCTCTTGTAATTAATTAACTGTGCTGGCGTGATAAGATGCCCCTTAGACTGATTAGGTGGCTGCTTATTCTCAATAGGTTTACCATAGTCTCTAACCACATTTATTAGATGGTCTATTGGCGTAATAATTACATTATTATCCATTATAAAAGCCCAATGAGTAGCCTTACTTACAGCAAGTCCTGATGGTTCCCATTGTCCACTTCCTTGATAGAAACACGACTCTTCTATAAATAGATTGCCTGTCTCTATCCAGCGTCTATCTGTCTTAACTTCTACTGTATCCATACGTAATAGGTCGGCAAGTTTACTCTCACCCAATTCACCATCACGTAAGTCTAAGTCCCAATTAGAATTTTTCATTATCCTCCCGTCGAATAAAACCCAGTCCCGTTAAACTTGACTGGTGGTGCATGATACACTCGTTTCATTTCTGTATTACAGTTATCGCAACGTGGTATTACTTCTTCTTCTGTCATACCACGCTCAATAGTTTTCATCTCATTACCAAACACGCACAGATAGTCATATGATGCCATTAGTACCATCTATTCTTTTGCCAGAACTTCCATGCTTGGCATGGCGTTGAGTATCGATAGATTATATAATCCAATCCTCTATCAATTTGCTCCGTTGGGTTTGTGTTGGGCGAAAGCCCTAGGATTTGTGGAATCCCACCAGCATGTCGCTTCTCACCTTTCTGATATACAGGTTGCTTATTGTAAGCCTCATGCCTCCAGTTAGATTCCTTTGTCCACAATTTATCTAGGCATAACCATTGATTATGGTGCCATGCTAATAATGAATCTCTAGCGTATAGTTTACTATCATTGACTGTCCATTCCATTGGTTGTGGTAATGTTTCTACCCTTGATACTCCAGCAAGAGAAAATATTCCTATAAATAATAGCAATAGTTTCTTCATGGTTCACCGCCCTATCAGGTCTTTAGTTAGACTGTATAATTTGTATGCTTGGTAAGAAGCACTACTCCTAGAGGTGCTAGGTCTTATCCCAGCAGATGCTAATCTTTCAGCAGCCATAGTTCCACCCCATATCCCAAATGGTAGATTACCCCAGCCAGTTTTACCTGACGGCATCTTCTCCATTTTCATACCCTCTGCAAAGCATGCTTCTTTGACAGGGCAGGTAGCACATAATTGTAGCGCATAGTTTATCTGAGACGCAACTCTTTTAATGCTCTCAGGGTTACTTCTCCCTGTGGGAATCTCAGGAAACCACCAGTCAGGGTTTTCATCACCAGTACAGTTGCCGTTAAGCATCCTCATCCTCCCACATTCTATCGGGTAGCCCAGTATCGTTTTCGTCTATGTCTTCCTCTGTCCCATTTAAGGCATAGTCATCACCCTGTAGATACATTGGTTCACTCATTAGTTATGCACCCCATAATCCCATGTAATTCTACGCACAGCATTTGTGAGTTCCAGTTGCAAGGCTTTGATTTCTTCATCACCCATATCGCCAACATCCATCCTTCTAACTCTCGCTTCCCATAATATTTCATCTACATTTTCCATTATTTCTCCAAGTCTGTTATACAATCAAGTACATATTCGAACTCGGGGCGGTTTGCCTCAGGTGGCGCAGATGTATCCCACGCCATAGAGTATCCATCATTAGAATCCCAATGAAGTCTGCCCGAATACTGATTAGTCCCATCATTCATGATAATAGATTTAGTGAACCCAGTACTCATCTTTTCATCAGATGATATCATGTAAGTATCCATTAGTTCCGTAATCGTTACTTCACCCGTCATATTTACTCCATCTCTGTCTGAAAATCAGACACCTAGTTTTTGTAGTATTAGTCTAGCATTAGCAATTATAACATCATCTCTTTCGGTTGTCAAATTAGCGATAGAGATTAACTCTATAATTACTTTTCTGACTTCTTCTTTAGAAGCCAAAGTCATACTGTCCATTGTATACTCCCGTCATTTGTTTGTGTCGGTATGCGTCATATTCAGGCGACCAGCACATGCATCCATCATCTTTGACCATACTGCAATCAAAGCATGTAAGGCATGTTTGACAATGGTATGGATTACCATCATCCATTACTGGTTCACCGCATCCGTAGCATATGTAATCATCTTCGGCATTACCTATATCACTACCATCATTATAGTAATTAAAGTACTTACTATAAACACTAGGCTTGTAGCCATCGTTAGACCACCAGTTGCCCTCATTGTCCCAATGACCTAAGTCCTCGTTGATAATGTAGCAATCGTATTCAGCATTAGGGTCTAAGGTAAAGACCGCTATCTTATTGCCAGCAGACCATTTTTCTAGCATGCCATACAGATTAGGATTGTCTAACGCTGTAATGCCACCCATTGACGGCAGTATATCCTCGGCAAATATGCGAGTATCACTACGCTTGTCAGTAGGCTCAATATGTACAGGTAATATGCCATTATGGGCTAGGTATGTAAGGTCGCTACCACCTACCTTGAATGGATGACAGTTTTCCTCATTCTTTACGCCATGCGTAGCAAATCTAGCATGATACATAGCATAACTCTTTGGATATTTTTTGCGTACCTCTAAGAATTCTTTGATTACTTTCTTAGCGGACATACCCTTACCAGTAATAATCTTATTACCAGCAAGTACAGCATAGCCAAAGCCATGCGGATTATTACAAGAAGCATTATCTAAATCCTTCTTGCGTGGTGTGCTATTCGGTGAACTTACTACTAGCAGACACATGCTCTTTCCTTTCTATCCTAGTTAAAAC